TCGTTGCGCATCTTCTCCAGGGTGGCCTTGAAGCTGCCGAAATTGCGGCTTCGCTCAGTCGAAAGGCCGGTCGCGTTCAGGCCTCGGTCGACCAGGTTGCTAACGGGGCCGAAGTCAAGCTTCCCCTCCTGAAGTTGTTTCTCGATGCGAGCGATGTCCATCTGCACACCGCTGGCCGTGCCGAGGGCGTCGAGCTCGGCCTGCTGCATCTTCAAGGCGGTGGCCGGCATGGGCTTGAGTGCCGCGCCGCCGAGGGCGATTCTGTTCGCTTCCAGCGCGCGCGCGTCCGCCTTGTCTTGCCCGCGAATAGCCACCCTATCACTGGTGGTCATGGTCTTCGCGAACTTCTGCCCTGGCCGCAGGTTGAACGGATCGTAAGCCTCCTGAGTCCCGCCCAGGTCGGCCAACTTCATTTCATCGCGCGGCAGAACGCCATCAAGCACCTTGCGATTGCCCTGCTTGTCGAGCACGTAACTGAAGACCTTGCCGTCTGCTCCCTTACCGACGCGTGGGGTCTGGTCAAATTCGGGCTGAAATTTGAGCGCCGCAGCTTCCTGTGCATCGGCCTCCGCAGCGAATCCTTTAGCGCGTAGTTCTTCGGCCAGCTTCATGCGCTGCTCGAACACGCTCGGATTGGCGGTTGCAGGCGCGGCTGGCAAGCGAGGCAACATGCCAGGGGTGGATGCCTGCGGTGTAGCGCCGAGATGGATCGGCTCCTCTGCCATCGACTCGACAGAGGGTGCGGGGGTCTGCGGGATGCTGCGATTCTTGTAGAAGTTCTGCAGATCGGTCGCGCGCTTGCGGCTCGCCTCCTGATTGGTGAAGTCGCTTTCGAAATCGCGGATTTTCAAGCCATAGAGTGCCTTCTGCTGCGCCGCCTGCTCCTCTTCGAGCTTGCGCCGGCGCGCCGCCTCGGTTGATGCCTGATAGGCTTGCATGCCGCCGCCCATGACCTGGCCGAAGCTGGTAGGCGTGCGGGACGGGCCGGACTGCTGAAGCATCTGCGCGGCAGCGGCAAGCAGGCCTTGCGCCTGATCCGGGTTCATTGATGTGAGCTGGTCGAAAATTCCCATGATTACTCCTTAGCCAGCGTAATTCGAAGTGTTGAACAGCGGGTTATTTCGGTACTCTGCCCCGTCAATGTTGTGGCTGGTCGGCTTACTGGCCTGATTGAACTGGTTGTACAGGCCCAAGCCGGCCGCCGCCCCGCCGAGGAAATTTCCTGCCGTGTTCGACGTGTAGGGCTGCATGACCGGCGTGTTCGGCTGGTTCAACAGGTACGGGGCCAGGAGACTGTTGCCCTGCACAGCACGGTTCATCGCATAGCCATCCTGTGCCTGTGCAGCAGCGGCTGTCTGCCCCAGTAGCCCACCGGCAGCGCCGATCCCGGCCACGCGGTTAGCGCTGTTCAGGCTGTTGGTCGTAAGCTGCGCCTGCTGGTTGTTCGCGTTCGTCTGCTGGTTCAATCCAGCATTCTGAATGTCCGCCGTCTGTGATTGTGCCGCACCGAACATTGACGCGGCATTGCCCGCATGCTGGTTCCCCAGATTCGCCTGTTGCCGGTTTCCTGCAGAGCCCGCTGTTGCGCTCAGTTCGCCAGCGTATGACGTTCTCGCAGCGTCCTGTAGCAGCCCGGCATTCGTGGTGCTCGCAGCCAGATTGGCGCCCTGGTTGGCCATTGCTGCCTGCTGACCATATCCAGCGTTGGCCATCGCGCCTGAAAGCAGCCCCTGATAGTTCGTTTGTGCCGCGCCAGTCGCCGCCGCCGCGTTCTGCATGGCGGCCTGCTGCTTGAGTTGTGCATCCTGCGCGGCTACACCGTACTGCTGGCTGCTGAGCCCCTGCGTTGCGGAGAGCGCGCGATCCTGACCTTGACTGAAGGCCTGCGCCTGCGCCCCGACCGTAGCTGCGGTATTGTTGTTGCCGAAGTTCTCAGCAGCCCGTTGCGACTCTCGCGCAAAACCTTCCAATGCGCGGCCCTCAGCAATGCCCTGACGCGAGCCGCCATATTGACCGGCGAGAATCGAATTGCTACGCACGCTGCCGAGAGCGTCATCAAGATTCCGGCGGCTGTCGTCCTGCATGCGCTGGAACGCCTGACTGCTCTGGTCGATACCGCCTTGCAGCGCCTTGGTCAGGTAGGGATTGGCTCCCGCGTCACCGTCAATGAACCGCTTATACGAGTCGGTCAGGTCCATGCTGTTCTGCTTCGGCGCATTGATCTGCGCGGCTGCGGCAGTCGCCGCGAGCATCCCCTTCGGCTGGCTCACAGTGGCCCCGGTCACCTGATTGGGCGTGCCAACCTGCGCCGCCTTCATGGCATCAGGCGCGCTGTATGTCTCCCCCTTATTCCACAGCACCTCAGCGCCAAAGCTGCCGACTGGCTTTGGAGCGCCCATCTGCGGCGCGGCCAAATTGGATTTCATCAGCTCACCGGAGGCGTCGCGCATGCCCTGCATGTCGGCCATGCCGTTCGCGCCAAGGTAGGCATCGTTGGCCTTGCCGTAGCCCAGCAATCCAGCGCTTTGCGGAGTCTGTCCGAGCGCCTGGTATTGCGACAGTAGGCCATTGCCAGGCGTGCCATCGCCGTAGATCATGGCTGCGGCACGCGGGTCCATCTTGGCGGCTTCGATAGCCTTTTCTTGCTGCGCGTTGGCCGCGGCAGTAGCCTTCTTACTGCCATTTGCGCTGACCGCGCCGCCGATGAGTGCCGCCCCGGCTCCGATAACTGCTGCCCATGCCATATCAGTTCTCCTTCAAGAGCTTTTGCTGCTCGCAAAACGCGATGTATTCCTGTTCCGAGTGCACGATAAATTCGCTCTCGATCAGGTCGATGTTGGTTTCATGGGTGCCGTGGACTGTCAACCAACGACAGTCGGTGTGGGCATAGGCGGCGCGCTTGGTGCCAGGTGGCGAGACGATGAGGAAACCCGGACCGATACGCTTCGGGCCGTCCTCCGTGATGACAGTCATCTCGCCTTCGAGCAACACGTTCATGTTTTCGAACTTGTGGATATGGCCGACGATCACGGAACCGGCCGGTACGCGCAGCTCGCGCCCGTACACTCCGTGCGAAAAATGGTTGACGACCTCACCATCGATCAGCGGAAGCTCGTTGCGGATCGCCTGTTCCAGGCGCGTGGCCAGCGCAATACGGTTCGTCGCGACATCCAGTCCCATGGCTACAGCCCGCCTACGGCTTGCGTCAGCTGTTGAATGGCCTGCTGAACGCGCTCGGCCGGCTGCCCGGATGACTGAATCTTCTGCACAAGCTGCTGCAGCACTTCCTGCTGCTGTGCGGGTTCCATTTGCTTGAGTTGCTGCACCAAGTCCATCATTTCGGGCGGCATAGCGCCGCCGGCTGCCGGTGCAGCAGCTGGTGCGCCGCCCATCGTTCCGCCCTGTGGTGCCTGCGCTGACTGCGCGTATTGATCCAATAAACCCATGTCGCTCTCCTTGAAGTCGTAAAAAAACCCGCTCGGGTCGTGTGTGATGTGGTTGGTGCTTACAGCGCCTTGATCAATACCCAGGCTGTTCCGTTATGGGCGTAGTAGCCGAAGCCGCTACCTGGGTTCCAGCTGGTGCCGTCAGCTATGCGAAAATTCCCCTTGCGCGGTTTGGTAGGCGCTACGAACGTCACTTCGAGGTGGCCAGCGGCCAGCGCGTCGACAGCGGCAGATAACTTGATGAACTCTTCTTGCAGGTAGCGGCTAATCTCCTTCGGATCGCTGGGCGGTACACCTGGCGTGTACTGGATGCTGCTATTGGTCGGCGTTCTCAAAATTCACCCCCGTCTTCGTAGAGAAGGTCGAAGCTGTCCAACCGCCACTGCGCCGCGGTGCCGGAGCCGATCCAGACCGCGATATAGCGCCCGGTCACGAAACAATCGCAGGTGAATGTGGTGCCGATCGTGTGCGTCATTTCGGTGTAAGTCGGATCGGCGTACGGGTCGCCCATCGTGGCGCCGACTTTCACCGTGATGGTCTGGCCGACGCTGCCCTTTACGCGCAGACGAATGCCGATGACAGTCTTGAGGCGCTCAGGCATGCCCATGGAGAGGCCGCGCCGCTCCATGAAGGCGTCTGCCAGCACGCCGTCGAAGGTGGCCGACGCATCCAGCATGAACAGCTTGATATCGGCGCTGGCCATGAGCACGCGCACGGTGTCGGGCGTGAAGTCCGGGCCGTTCCATGCGGTCAGGTCGGCATCCCACGCATCGCTATCCTGATTCCAGTTTCCCCCCAGGCTGTTGTCGACCGGGCCACATGCGGCATGATTGATGTTCGGCAGGCTGCGGAAGCTGACTGTCTTGTCCTTGTAGTTGTAGACCAGGGCGCTGTTGCAGCTGGTCGCCCCTATGCTCGGGTAGGCGACGAACACTTCGTTCAAAAACGGATTGACGAAGCAGAACACCATGCCTCGATTCGCTACGTCGATACTCTGGAAAAAGGCACGTCGGTCAAGCTTGTCGAGCACCGACACCGCGCTGTAGCCGTTGTGCATTACGATGTCGGAGCTGGTCACCACGAAGTGCATCGTGTCCAGGTCGACCGCGCAGTTCTTGTTCAGGATGCCCGACATTCCCAGGATTTTGCGCGGCTTGAGGATGAAGGCGCCGCCGATGTAGTCGATTCCGTGTGTGCTGGATGGCTTGTAGACGATCAGTGTGTCTTTCAGGCCCAGCCCCCAGGTGATCGGCTCCTGATTGTCTACGAGGTCGAACTCGCCCGCATCTTGCGTTGCATCCGTGTGATCCCATGAAGCGGGCAGGGCGCCGGGGACCGCTGGGCTCGACCACTTGACCATGTACGGGTAATTCGTTGTGGTCTTGGTGATGTTCAGTGCCACCATGAAATTCTTGAACTTGCAAAGGCAGGCGCAATACGTGGCGGCCGGCCATGCTGGTAGGTCCAAAAACTTGTTCGCCAGCACCTGGTCCCAATACATCGGGATCTTGCTGGTGTCGCCCACGTTCAGCACGGGAATCCCTGCGAACACGAATCCTGACCACTGATTGACAACACCAGCGCGCGCGGTCGCATGCGTGATATCTGTGTGCGTGGTCACGCCGCCGCTGTTCGTCACCACAAACTGCTTCGTGGCGGTCGCGTAGAGCCAGTAGCGCACGCCGACCACGTTCACCTGCATGATGTACTGCGGCGCGTGCGTCGGCGTGTTGTAGACCTGGCCGTGCCCGAGGAACTGGTGCGCGTAGCCGTCGAGGAAGCGCACATTCTCCGCGTTGGTCCAGGCCTGCAGCGGCAGTTCGTGCTCGCTCAGATCCTTAATGACGCCGATAGAGCCGCAATTCGGGACTGTAACCTCCATCGCTACGCCTTCGGCTTCTTCAGCTTGGCGCGCAGGGCAACCGCTTTTGCTTCGAGCACTGCGAGTGCCGCCTTGTCGTTCTCGCGCAAAGGCCGGATGCTGGCAAGGTCGAGCGCGGACAGTTCGGCGTCGATCTCGGCGTCGTGCTCGACGTCTGTTTTGACCGGGTCCGTGTGCGGCTTCACTTCAAGCCCCTTGCGGTCGGAAGTCATGCGATAAGCGGGCCAGTTTTTGGCGAGATCGTCAGCAATCTCAAGGTGCGCCGCTTCGTGGGCTGGATGCAGCTCTTGGCGGTAGCAGCCAGTCAGAGCGCCTAAGTGGTCGAAGGTTACGTAGATCATCAGATCACCTTGATAAATTCCAGTTCCGAGTACACCTCGGCGGCCTGGCTGTTAGCGTCCCCAATCCCTGAGGCAGATTGTGTGTAATGGCGCAGTTCGAAGGCTTTCGTTCCGGCGATGGTGAACCTGCCAGACACTACGCAATCCGATGAACTCGCTGTGAACCCATGGGAGTTCGCGCCAATTAGGGTATTGGCGGCGTCTGTGACGTTGTAGAGGAATGCGCGCTGGACGCCAGTGCCACCAGAGGACGGCGCGCGTCCCCGGGAAATGTACGTACCGGCGGGTAGCGTGACCTGATTGCTTGCCAGTGAAGCACCTGTGATCGTGTTCGCATCGACCGTGTTCAAGGTGCGAATATTGGACGTAGCAGCGGAACTGGTGCCGCCAGTGGTCCCACTCGCCTTTTGGTCACTCACCTTCAGATAAGGCATGCCGAGCGCCACATCGTGGTTTGGCATGACGATCTGCCGCGTCGTGCCGGTGGCTAGGGCCGATAGGTCGAAAGCGGCGAGCTTGGTCAGGTCAGTTCCATCGGCCACTCGAATGACGGTCGATTTCAGCAGGTTTGTGAACGATGAGGAAGTTCCGTTGGTGGTGGTCAGGAACTTGTATTCATTGCCTGTCAGGCCGGGTATCTGCGGGCTGATGATGGCGCTATTCACGAAATCGAGCGTGGCGAACTGGGTACCGCTGGCGCCAGCAGCTGCGGTGACGCCGTACGTCGTCGCCGGGAAGGTATGCGTACCCGTCCACGTCTGCCCCGCGATCAGGCCGCGTGCCGTAACGGAGTTCAGTTCCGTGTGCGTCATCGTGACCGCGCCGGTGATGTTCGGGAATGTGATCGACAGCGAATACTTGATGCCCCGAATATGGTCGTCACCCTGGGACTTCGGATCGTTCGCGGTCGGATTGGTGACCACGAACGAATTGATGTAGCTGTAGGTTTCGAGCGCCATGGTCTACCCCTGGAGAATGTTGGAACGGCAGCGGCCCGGCAGGTCAGTCTGCAGCGTGGCGAGCTTGCGCGTGCGGCCTTCCTTCTTGATGGCCTTGGCCTTGATGTTTTCGTACATGCGCTGCCACGTTGGAATGCGGTCGTCCTTGATCATGAAAGGCGCGGCCTGTAACAGCGCCCCATACAGGTACAGCCCTGGGTACTTTGTCAGCAGCGTGTTGGTGCTGGTCGTGGCGATATCGAAGTCAGCCAGCATGCGGAAGCGCAGCGTGTACTCCTGGTCGGCGTCGTACGGGAATTCGATGTTCGCGCCGTTGATCATCCATTCGCACGGCTGGCCGGTACCGGTTTGCGTCGGCATCTGGTTTGGCGTGCGGTACTTGAGGCGCGTATTCTCCTGGCCGCTGATCACCAGCTCGAGGAGGATCGGTTCGCTGTAGCGCGCAGGCAGGGCGACGGTGGAAGCGCCGGCCAGCAGCGTGAGCGTGGAGTCCGTCTCCATCAAGCGTGTGCGTATCTCGGTGTTGATTTCCGATTCCGCCAGCGCGATGAAGTCGACCACCTGCGCGGTCAGGTCGGTGCGGTGCAGCCAGTCCGCGACGGCCGCCTTCAATTCCGTGTAGGTGGTCAGGGCCATTATTCAGCCTTCGATGCGGCTGCGAGCAGCTCGGCCAGCGCCACGTTGCTGATGTTGTGCTTGAACTCGACCCCGAGCTGCGCGGCCTTCGCTTTCATGTCCTCACGGCTCATGGCGGTCGCTGGCGGCACGATCTCGGTGCCGGACGTGGAAACGGGCGCGGAGGGAGATTGCGTGCCTTGTGGGGCTTCTGGAGCGGTTTTGACCTTTGGCGGGCAGACCGTCCAGCCGAGCGTCTTCATGTGCGCGACCTCGTGACCTACTGCTGGGTGCCGGCCATGTTTCGGGTGTTCCATCATCGTCGTCATATCATTCTCCAATGAGAAATGCCCCAGCCGAAGCCAGGGCATTTTTGGTTACGAGGTTGCGAACGGATCAGCGTTGGTGCCCGAGCCGATATTGATGCCGGACACCATCCACTGCGTGGAGCTGATGGCGGTGAACGACAGGCGCCCACCGATCAGGCCACCCGTATCGGTGCCGTTCTGGCTGATCGACACGTGGGTCGTGCCGTTGGCCTGGAACACGTCACCGGAGGCGGCAACGGTCAGGTTCCCGGAAACCACGCCGCCCAGCAGGAAAACCGCTGCCGAGTTGGTGATCACCTTGTGCGCGTTCGAGGTAGCGGAGACCGAGACTTCGAAATCGAACTGCATCCCGACGACTGGAGCCGGGAGGGTGTAGACGACGCCGGCAGCACGGTCGAACAGGCACAGTGAATCCGATTCTTTCGCCAACAGGGTACGTGTTGCAACGGCTTCGGAGATAACCTGGCGATGCCGGCCGACGGCAATGCAGCCGTCCGAGCCGCCGTAGCCGAGCTTCTCCAGCGCGGCGGCAATTGTGGATGCGATAGTCATATTTCTTGCTCCTTAAGGTGAGTCGGACAGCACCGGCTGGTACCGCCCAGTGTTGGTTAGCCGGCGGCGCCGATCATCCGGCAGGCCCACTGCGGACGCAGCGAGGCCATGCCGTAGAGGATGTCCAGGCGCAGCAGCAATTCGTCGTTGCGGATGTCCGAACCCATCCACACACGGACGGAGAGACCGTCCTGGGTGCGGCGTACGCACTTGTGAGCGTCGTCCATCAGCGGCAGGTCGGCCGTGATGAACTGGAACGCTTCCTTGTGGTACATCAGCTGCTGCGGGTAGGCGATGTCCAGGGCGCCAACAAAGGTGATGTCGTCGTCGTTGGTCGGCGCGCCGGAGCAGTTCTGGCGTGGGTTGGTGGTGTCGTAGATCATGGCCGGCGAGAACACGATATTCGTGGTGGTCGATCCGGCGCCGACAACGAACTGCTTCAGGTGGCCATAAGCCTGCTTAGTCTCCGGGTGCACGTCATATGTGCCCTGCACGGTGAACACCATGCCTTCGGTCGGCGCGGCAGTGAAGCCGTCGACCGTCAAGCTGGTGATACCCGAGGTGAGGGTGCCGTTGTTGATCTCGCCGGCCACGTCGCCCGTGTTAGTCATGGTCCAGACACGCTCGTTCTCGTGCCAGTCGGCCATGCCGGTGCGGCCGATCATGCCTTCGCGGTACTGCTCCTTGATCTGGGTCGAGTCCTGGAACAGACCCTTCAGACCGTTGACCAGGGGTCCGGAGGTGACCGAGTCGAGCTGCACGTAGCGCTTGCCGTCTTTCGGAGCAAGCTGCTGGTTCAGCTTCGCGCGTGCGGCACCCGGCACCAGCAGGTCGGTCATCGGGGTGCCGGCAGTGCCAGCAACCTGGTAGACCTTCTTGGTGGCGTAGGCGATGTAGTCGGCCTCGATACCGGAAATCAGGGTGCAAACCGCTGGCTCGATGTAGTTTTTCGACAGGTCGTCGAAGGCCGCATCGCTGTTGACGGACTGGATCAGTTCGGCGGAGTTGAAACGCATGTCCACACCGTCCTGCGTTGCGACGGTGATGGTTTGCGTGGCCTCGGACTGGTCCTGCACATCCATGACGCGCGAGCCGCGGCGGCGCGTGTACATGTTCGGCTCTCGGATGCGCAGGTCGGCGCCGTGCTTTCCCTTGCCGTTCTGCTTGAACGAGTCGTCATACTGACGGTCGGTGGTGGCGATGAAACTGGATTTCTCGTGCATGATCCGCAGCGCTTCGCGCGTGACCATGTCGATGACTTTGAAAGAATTAGTCATAACTTGCTACTCCTATCGGCGTTGGGAGACCTTGCGGCGGTGGGCGGCAAATTCGGCATCCGACATCTGTGTCGGGTCGCGCTTTACCGTCGCACTGGCGCCAGCGATGCGGATCGCTGGTTTTGCCGCTGGGGTTGGTTGGGGTTTCGGGGCCTGCTTTTTCATCAAGGCGTCGTACAGCTCCGCCTTGTGCGCCATCACCGCGACCTGGGGGGTGTTGATGATTGCGTTGGAATACGCGCGTACATCCATCCCTTGCAAGACGGCGTACTTTTCGAGCGCCGCTACGCGCTCCGCGTTGATGCCCTTGATTTCACGCCCGATGTACGCCTCCGCGTCCTGGACTCGCTTGGCAAATGATTGCTGCTCGCTCAGTGCTTGCTCGTTCTGTTTCTGCGTGATGGTTCCTGCTAGCGTCGCCCGCTGCTGTTCGAGAGCGCGCCGCTTTTCCTGCCATTCCATGACGCCGCCCGGGTCGGTTTGCACGTACTGGGCGAGGTTCATGTCCTCGATTTCCTTGAGCTGCTTATTGATGGACCGCAGGTCAGCCATGTACTCCAGATGCTCCTGGGAGCTTTGCCACTGTTTCTGGACTTGCTCACGTTCGGCGGTAACTTGCCGGCGTTCCTCGGCCAGGGCCTGCGTTTTCTGCGTGTAGTCCGCATTGAGCATGCGTTCCGTTTTCAGCTTTTCAGCCACGCTTTTCGGAAGTGCCAGCTTCCTGTCGCCGATCTCGACTTCTTCCTCTTCCTCCCCTTCGTCGGCTTGCTCTTGCGAGTTCGCGTCGGGGCCATAAAGGGTGTCGTCTTCAGCTACCTGCGCTGCCAGGTTGTTGCTATCCTCGGCGGCAGTGTTTCCTGCGGCGTCGGAATCCGAGGTACCCCCCGGTTGTTCCTGAAAGTCATCCATCGATTGCTCCAGTTTTGGTACAGGCGAAAAAAAACCGCCACGAGGGCGGTTCGGTTGGGTGAATCTGTCGTTACATCAAAAGCATTTCTGCCTCGCGTTCGTCTTCGTCGTCGGCGAGCTGCTTGGCCCGAAGGCGCAGCGCCAGGTCGATGTCGCTGGCCAGCAGGCGGTCGCGCTCCTGCTCGAGGTAATACTCGTACTTCGGCGCCGGCTGGACATCCTTCCGCGCCAGCGCGCGCTCGAGCAAGCCCAATGCCTGCACTTCGGTCTTCTCTTCGGCCACCGATTGCGCGGCCACCCTGGCGATAACCTTCTTGATCGCCTTCGAGACGATGCCCAGGCGCTCTCGCTCTTCCTGGACGCTGCGCCGGCGCCGAACCTGCGGCACCTCATAGAAGCCGCCGCCAGTGGCCGGGGAAACTGGTGGCGGGTCAGGCGGATCGGGTGGAACGACTGCCGCAGCGTTGCCGAACCGGTATAGCGGGTGCCACATGGTCAGGCCGGGTCGATGGCGCTGATTGGGTCGCCGGCCGTGGTCGTTACGGCTGCCGTGAATGCGGCTGTGCTGTCATCGACCCCGTACACGGTCAGCGTGCCGCCGGCGATGTCCGTCTTGTTGCGCAGGACGTACAAGGCTTCCTTGACCAAGCGGCCAGCACTGGATCCACCGGCCACGTTCCGGTCCAGCAGGGCGTCGGCCACGCTGTTGCGCTCTCCGGCGGTCAGCGTCATGGCCGAGCCGACGGCCGCGGGGGAGGCGGGTATCAGGTCCGTCTTGGCCTTGATGGCGCCAATTTCCGTGTCCATGTAGCCTGCGATCGTCGCCGCGGTCGATTCCAGCGCCAGGCCGGCGGTCACCTCAGTGGTGAAGTCGGCAGCGGTCGCCGCGGCGGTGATCGTGTTCGCGGCCATGGCGCCGACACTGGCATCCATGCGTCCGCCGACCAGCGCGACCGGCAGCAGGGCGATGACGTCCGACACCAGGTTGTCGACCAGCTCGATTTCCTTCATTGCCGGGTCACAGCCGGCGCAGGTCACGGATAGGATCACCTTGTCGGAGCCGGTCGCGAAGGCGGCATCAGGGAAATCGATGCGGTATAAGCCCGGAGCGTTGGTCGCGTCGACCTCGATCGCCTGATTGTCGGTGTGAGCTGTGGTAACGGCAGCCAGCGCGGTCAAGTCATTCTTGACGGCTGCCGCGCGGTTGCGCACATAGGTGGCGTCGATGTTCGCGATCGTGAGCCCGGCTTCCGGCGTGCCGGCGGCAGAGTCGACCAGCTTGAAGTAGAACGACTGGTCGGTCGCGCCTTTTTTGACGGTCGTCATTGGAAATTACCTCTCATATTGCCCTGCAACATTCCACCCGCACCACCGCCCGCGCCGTCATGGACAGCGGACAGCTTGAGCATCAGGTGAGGCCTGCGCGTTGTCGTTTCGGTCCAGGTGCCGGCGCTATCGCGTTGGGTCCAGTGGAAGTCCTGACCGCCGACCAGGCCATCCATCAGCGCGGCTGCATTGACGTCGCCGTAGTAGACCGATGCCGCCGTCGCGGTGCCGCCGACATAGACCATCCGATAATCCGTGTTTGCCGCGAGGGTAACGGGCGGGATGCGCGCGACTGCGTGGCGCATCAGCGAGGCAGCAGCAACAGCATCGTTGTCCACGGCCACCGAGGCAAGTTCGGTCGTGCCGTCACTGTCGTACAGCTTAATCGTGCCGTCACAGCCGTTCGGGATCATCAGGCCGAGGCCGATCCCTTCGATTTTGGTCTGCACGGGCAGGCTGAAGATCAGGCCAGCGGCCCGAATTGCTGCTGTGCTGCTTACGGAAGCCGTGGTCAGGGCGGTGAACGGGTACCCGCCATCCATGAAAGCGAAGGTGCCATCGTCGCACTCGAACGCCACGATAGGATAGACACTGAGCAGTGCCCAGGTGCCCGTAAACAGCATCCCCAAGCCACCCAACAGGGAATTTAGCGGCGCGGCCTGCGGGTTCATGCCTCGGATGACCACGGAGTCGGCGGCAGTGAACGTCTGGTACTCGAACACCACGGCCACATGGCGGCTGTTGGCGTCTGTGGGGTTGATGGCGGACAAGTCGACAACGCGATCCGCGCTCAGGTTGCCGGTTGTGTTCCATGCATTCGCTGCCAGCGCCGTCATGTCGGCAGTCTGGTCCTGCACGCCGTCAGGCTGAATAGGCGGGCCAGCGGTGGCGGATACATCTTGCAGCGAGACGCGAAGCACGGAAGCGGCATTGAACGTCACAGCGCCGCAGTGGAAATGCACCTTGCGGATATTGATCGTGCCAGTCTTCACTGTCGGGTGCCAGATATTGCCGATGAAGGCGACACGCTCAGTTCCCGCGTCGATGATGCCAAGGGCGCTAAAGCCGGGGTTCTGCGGGATCTGGATCACCAAGTCATACAGCCAAGGTGCATCGCCCTTGAAGTTGGTCAGCGCGCTCATGGCACACTCACGTCAAAACCGGCTTGAGCCATCGTGCGGAGCTGGGCCAGCGTGCGGCCTTCCTTGGCCAGCTTCAGGGCCACCCGTGCAAATGCCTCGATATCGTCGTTCGTCAGGGCGGTATTCATTTCAGCCACGCTGATATTCACCTGGCGCGTCTGGCCGCTCTTGGTCAGATCGACCACGGCATGATTGCCAGC